CTAAAGACATGTCAACACTAAATCCAAAATTAAGACTCATAGTCAGATCTGAAGGAATAAGAGTTGCAGTCAATGCCCAGCTCGATGTAGATGTTGAGTATGTATAAACGTAACAGTTACCAGTAGTTGCAGCACCCATACAACCAATAACAACTACATTGGCACCCTGATTTATAGCTACACTATTTCCGAAATAACTATTTTTAGAAACACTTGGAGAAAGGATTTCTGCAGTCTGTTCCCAACCATTTACTGTATTTTGAAAGATGTAAGCCTTACCTGCACTTTGAACGTTATTTACAATTCCAAAAGGAGCTCCGACAATTAAAGTAGCGCCGCTAGAACTTAAAGCAACTGAATTTCCAAAATTATCATTAACAGTTTTATCACTTGCTTGTAAAACTGCTACTTGTGTCCATGTAGATCCGGATCCAGTAAAAATATATACAATTCCAGATGTGCTTCCTCCTGTGCAGCCATTAGCACCAAAAGCAATGACTGTTCCATTTGAATTTACACTTACAGAGCTACCAAAATGTATACCGGCTACTGCTAAACTGCCGGTTGGAAATACTTCAGCACTAAAAACGAAAGAAGTTCCATTAAAAGTAAAAATATATCCACTTCCTAAACTACTATTAGATCCAACATTCTGGTTATAGGCACCGACTACAATTGTATTACCATCTCCGGATATGGCAAGTCCTTTTCCGAAATATGGGTAGGATTGAGGATCTGGAGCTGTTAACATTTGTGTTTCAGTCCATACTCCGCCATTATTCTTAAATATAAAAATAGCTCCAGTATCAGTAAAATTGGGATTATTTCCACCAGTAATTGCAGAAACTACTGCCGTTACACCTGCGTCATCCATTGCTACACTATATCCAAACTGCATTGACTGTGTACTTTCACTAGCAGCACTGGTAATAGATTGTAGAATATTTTTTGGAGTAACGTATATTTTTGTTGTAAACTGATTTGCTATGCTCCACGCACTTGTCGCGCCAGAATTTCCGATATATTGAACTCTTATATAGTAGGTAGTGTTTGCCTCTAAGTTAGAAACTACCCAGCTTGATAAATTTGTAGTTGAATTAATGGATTGTAAAACAATATTAGTAAATGCTGAATCAGTAGCTAATTGCCAATTTGCTGCTGCTTGAGTATCATTCATTCCTGAAGCTTGGAATGCAGAAGAAGTCGCAGTCAATGTAAGCTGTAGGCTTGTAGATCCAGCAACAGGACTTATAACTGAAGGTGTATCAATGTATGCTGAAATAATATTTACAGGTACATTAATCCCACCTACAGTAAATCCACCTTGACCTGCAGTGGCTGGTGTATTGTAAGTAATAGTAGCTTGGTTAATCGTCACTGTTCCTACTGTGGCGGAAACTGCATAACTGGCACCTACTACGTAGTTTGTAATTGTAAATTCTACCACTGAATTAACTGGAGCAGTAGAAGGTCCGGAAATAATTGGTGTGGCAGGAGGATTAATGCTAACATTGACTGTAACTCCATTAATCACAAAACCACTCGTCCCTGCAACAGCTGGTGCGGTATACGTAATAGTCGCTTGGTTAATTGTAATAGTTCCAGATATAGGAGTTACTGTATAAGTTACATTAGCATCGTAATTAGAAATAGTATAAGTTCCAGAAGTTCCTTCTAAAAGTGAAGTAGGACCTATAATTGTCGGTGTATTACCAGCTACGGTAATAGTGACAGGTATTGTATTTCCATTAATTTCAAAACCAGCAGTTCCAGGAGTTGAAGGAGCTGTATAAGAAATAGTCGCTCCTAAAATCGTCACTGTTCCGCTTGTTGCAGAAACCGTATATGCAGTTAGTGTGTTGTAATTTGAAATTGTATAAGTTCCAACACTTCCTGTATTTAGAGTATTAGGACCGAAAATACTAGGAGGAATAACGTTAGCGGGAATGTATTGTGGCGGAATTGTTCCACCAGGTCCTATTGGAACATAAGTAGCAGCAGCTTGCGCTGTAGTAAGGTAACTGCCCATTGCGGAAATAGGCTGATATGTATCTTGGATTACTGTTGTTAAACTATACTGAGACAGTATTTGATTTAACTGTTGCAGTGAGACCGAGCCTGAAGAAGAGCCGCCTGAGGATGATCCGCCTGTAATGAATTGTACAGGAACAGTAGGTCTATTAGCAATAGTAGCTGCTAGTGCGCTTAATTCATTATTTAAAGTATCTAATCCGTATGTATTATCGATACTTAGAGAATGATTAATAGGTGGGAAAATTTGCTGTACATTAGTCAAAACATCCCAGAGTACTGCTCTGGGATTATACATTTGTTCTGCTAAGTTTTGTAAAACATACTGCTGGTTACCACACCAAATACCGCCAATAGTTTGATAGTTAAGACTTATAGTGCCTGTGAGTTTATTATTTAAAATAAGGATGCCGCCATAAACAGGCAAACCTATCGAACGAGTCGCACCCCAATATGGTAAAACTAAATTGTAATCTACTCCTTCTTGTAGTTGCCTCAGAGGTGTAGTTGGATCTGTATACTGCACTAAAAGGTTAGTTGTAAAAAAAGGTGCTTGAAGAGGAACAATTAAATAAAAATCTTCATAGTTAAATTCTTGTACAGGGTGTTGCTCGCCTGTTATTAAGTTAGTTGTAGCCGATCCTGTAGGATCAAAAGGGTATGATACTGCTGGTGTAGGCATAGAAATTCCTTTATTACTAGACATATTAGTTTGACAATCAATGGATTTAAGTGAATTTACATAGGTTGCCAAAGCAAATCTTTTGGTTATGAATTAAAGAAAATTATAGAGGAATTTCTATGTATAGTTTAGTTAATGCTACTGTTCTTTCTTATGCTACAGACTCTCAGTATGAAACAGTAGATTTAAGCAGTACACCTATTAACATTATTTACAGTATTTATTCAGAAATCTATTTGACACTATCAAATCCATATTTAACTAGTAATGTTTATGTAGACTTTAATGCTGTTAAACCACAATTAGCTGGATACAGAGGACTAATTTCTCAATGGTTAGCTAATATTGGAAACATGACTTTGCCAACCATTGCAGCTATTCCTTCTGCAAATATACTATATGCCAGGTATAGCGATGCAACACACGCAGGGTATAAAGCTACGGTGTGTAAAATTGGTTTTCAAAATCCACTGAACTATCCTACAGACTTGCTGCCTGATTTACAAATTACTAGACCAGGATATTCTACGGATTTAAAACTAATAAATGAGTATTGTTTAACAACTGTTAATGGGTTTTTACATCAAACAGATTATGACGGCACCTATGCTTATATTCAGCAAGGTGCAAACACAATGAGAAAGAGTAATCTTAATAATTTTGGTATACTATCTTTCTTAGATATTGGGACTATTACAACACTGCCTATAGATACTACAAAAATATATGCAGATACTTCAAATACAGGAATGTATTTAAAGAATAAAATCTATTTAAATATAAATCAAAGTATATCTGGACAAAGCGTCATGTTGTCTTTAGGTGGATACTTGGTTTTTCCTCAGCCCAATGTATTTTATCAAGTATCGGATTCTATATTTTGCTTACATACAGACGCTTTGCCTTTGTTACAAAGATATTTTGAGTCATCTCAGTATATAGATTTATCGTCACTCGGACTGAGCCAGACGGCTTTATATCCTGGGGCTATTAATGCTTCTGAATTACTCAGTGATGCAGTGATTAAACTCTATTTGCAACTGCCTCAAAGTTTTTGGATTGTGGTTAATAGTCCTACTTTGAATTTTAATCCAGTTTATATTCAAAATAGTAAACTGCCGGGAAGCTTTATAAGCTATATTAAACCTATTAATCCACTTATAGTTGGATATGGTAGAATGGCAGAATACTGGAGCGTTTATGAAGATGGACAATGGTCTATGAATGTAGATAATAGTTTCTTAGTAAATTATGATTTTGCTACGAACCCTTTAGGTAACACTCAAAATATTAATTCAGCAGCTATCCCTGGAAATCAATATATGCTATCACAAGGCTATACTCTGCAAATACATACATAGTAAAAACTCTCCAGCCGTATTTTGGCTGGAGAGTTTTTTAATTGCATTTATGGACAAGTACTTGCTGAGGTAGCATTTCCTTGCAGAGGGCCTACAAACTGTACTGCTGTTACTACTCCTCCTGAAGAGGTAACACTTCCATTATTTCCAGATATATTTCCAGCTACTGTTAAATTACCGCCAATATCAACATTTCCTGAAATATTTGTTTGAGGAGTATTGATATTAGTAGTACTGCTCGCATTGATTGTAGAAGTTGTTGTATTGACCGTAGCTGAGTTTTGGGCATTTACTACTACGTCTACAGTATTGACTGTTACTTTTTTATTAATATTGACATCTAGCTCTCCATTTGGAGAATTTAAAACAATATTGTTTCCTAAAGTATCTTGGAGTGTGAAAATGCCTTGGGCTGTATTAATAATGACATCATACCCGCACGCTTCCCCGTTATTTGTAGCTGTATGCAGTTGTACAATTTGATTTTTTGTATCTACTTTATACCAGTAACTTGTATTAGAATCAAAAGCAGTGATGCCAGTAGGAATATTGCCAAAGGCATAGACAACAGTTTCAGTACGCCTTAGAGATGGTTCTCGAAAAATAGTTGTCCAATAATATTCAGATGTATCCATATATCTAAATATTGCTATAGTTTCATTTTTAACTACATCTGGAGAAGTCATACGGTTAGAATGACCAAAAGGTATCCATGTGGCAATCAGTGTATTTTGCGACTGTGCCTGAGATGTTTTAACAGAACCTTGTGCATTTGGCAGCGATGCTTTATTTTGCTGCATCTTTGATATGTCCCCATACACTGTAGGTAGCTCTTCTACCGGGTACACAACGACTTGGTCGCTACCTACTGCTTTATCTTCAACAACAATTCCTAGTGAGTATAATTTTAAACCAGATAAACGCTCAGGAGTCATTTTTTACTTTCCTTGTTTTAAATTTATTTCCAGATTATTCTTAACTAGTATTGTAAAAAACAGTGATTATGAGAAATCTTTTGTCAGTACTTACTAAACAATAAAATAATGAAAATACTCAGCATAGAACTAATAGGCTATAAGCGACTATCGCTAAATAACATTCAAAGACTATATATTTCTTTCATTGAAAAAGTTATTTTTATTTTAGGTACCAATGGAAGTGGTAAGTCTTCTTTATTAAAAGAACTCTCTGCACTGCCTGCACAATCTGCACAATTTGAAAAAACAGGATCAAAAGTTATCCATATTGAGCACTTAGGATTTTACTATGTCCTCACTAGTGATTTTTCTGTCAATAAACATAGATTTCTTAAAATACAAAAAAATAAAGATGGAATAATAATTTTTGAAGAAGAACTCAATCCTGGCGGCACTCAAACTGTTCAAAGAGAGTTAGTTAAAAAGGAATTTGGTATCACTCAAGAATTACACGACTTATTTACTGGTCTGATTAAATTCCACAGAATGTCTGTGTCAGAGAGAAGAAAATGGTTTACTCTACTCAGTAAGTCTGACTATACGTATGCATTAGGAGTTTATCAAAAATTTAAAGATTCTCTAAGAGATGCCCAAGTAAATATGAAGATGGTGCAATCTCGTATACTACAAGAAAAGGATAAGATCCTTTCCACAGAAAGAGTAAATGAAATTCAAGATGTGGTAGATTACATCTACAGAGCAATTACTGATTTAAAACAAAGACAAAAAGATTTCTACGATTCCAATACAAACGAAACTTTATTAAATCAGTTATTCTTGACGGCTAAACAAAATACTCTTCTTCTAAATAAGAAAATGTTTGAGTATCAAAGAAAAAGAGGACAGAGCAATTTAAATCCTGAAGAAATACAAAGACTCGTAATATTATCACAAAGAAAAATAGATGACTTACAAGTATCTATTAATTTGAGAGAAAAGGATTTACAAAATTTACAAAACATTGCACTACAGCTAAAGAAAAATTCTAGCCTAGATACAGCCAATCTTAAAATAAAGTTAGAATATTTACAAAAAAGCAAAGAAAAGATTAATGCAGAACTAGTATTATTAAAAAATACTCCAGAAAATGATTTTTTAAAAATGTACGACGTTCTAGAACTCATAGAGCAGTCTTTAATCGATATATTTCAAACAGTACAAAAAGATCCTACTCACTCTAATACTAGAGATAATTACATAAGCATTAAAGACAATATAGAACTAGATAGAAAAAAACTAGAATCTCTAGTGAGTCAGTCAAATGAGTTAAAACTAAATATAGAGAGATTTGAACATGCAAAGAAGCACGATGAAACTCAGTGTCCTAAATGCCAATATGTATGGATTAGAAATTATAAAGAAAGTGACGATTTAAAAGCAAGAAATCTATATGTAGAAGTACAGAACAGTATTTTAAAAACACAAGAAAGTATTAAGCTTGGTGAGAATAAACTCACAGAGATGGGTGAGTTTTTTGAAAAACATAGGACTTATTATCAAATAGTATTTCACTATAGCATATTAAAACCATTATGGGATGAAATAAAGAAAACTGACTATTTATTTACAGACCCTAAAAAACTTACCTCAGTATTAGAGAATTTTAAATTAGAAATTAAAAATGCTTTAAAAATACCAGCTATTACTGAAGAAATAAAAGAGTTATCTAAATTAATAGATACTATTGAAAAATCGTTAATAGACTCTAGTGATGATTTAAATAATAAAATAAATCAGTACGAAGAACAAATAGCCCGATATTTAAAAGAGCAAAGAAGCGCTAAGCAGCAATTAGTTATATTAGGAGACTTACTGAGGCTTCTCTCGGAAATAGATAAAGAAAAGCAAAATCTGAGTACTACACTGCAGAGTATAGATACCGAGAAGAATAAATGGTTAAAACAAAATATGTTACTTTACGTGCAGTCTTTAATCGAACTATTAGAGTCTGAATCTGATAAATATAGAAAACTATTAATCCAAGTAGATAGACAAAAACATACTATCGATATGCTGCTAGAACAAGAAAGTGAATTACAGAAGAAAATCGAAGCTTTAAAACTATTATGCGCTGAACTCTCTCCTTCTGAAGGACTCATTGCAAAAGGAATGATGGGTTTTATTAATGTTTTCTTATTAGAAATTAATTCTATTTTAAGACAAATTTGGCTCTATCCTCTCGAATTAGTAGTAGAGGAATTCAAAGACGATGAGACTCAAGAATTAGACTATAAATTCAAACTAAAGATTAATGGAAACGATAACAACATTATACCAGATATTCAATTAGCATCTTCATCAATGAAAGAAGTCATTGATTTATCATTTCAAATTGTTTGTATGAGATACCTAGGAATGAACGACTATCCTTTATTTTTAGATGAGTTTGGCCACAGCATGGATAGCGCTCACCGAATGCAAGCTACTAAAACTATCCATGAGTTAGCTAATTATGGATCTTTTAGTCAAATATTTATTATCAGTCACTTTGAGAATAGTTACGGTACATTTAAAAATGCTCAAATGAATGTACTGTGTAAGAATAATATCATTATTCCAAAAGACATGAAGTATAATGACTATATGGTAATTGAAAACTAGACTAATAAGAAAGCAGCACGCACACTCACAGCCTTTTATAGGCTGTGAGTGTGCGCATATTTATTATGCTTTAAATACCTAAAACTGTCTTATTATTTAAAATATAAGTCTCCAGTGCTTGGAGTTTTGTAATAGCATTATTGTACTGAATTTGTAGAGCTTTTAAAGCAGCAGTATCTGTAGTACTATTAGTAATTCTGCCAATTCTAGCTGCTTGGACTTGCGCGTCTGTAGCATAAGGAACTATAGATGTTTTAGAAGTAACTACCTGCTGAATTTGAGGAGTAATACCAAAGCTATCTGCTACTACATTTGAGATAGCTGTAATTAAAAAAGATAAATCTAAATTAACAGGAACTGCTCCTATATTTACAGCTAGTACTTTATTTTGATAAGCCACACCAGAAGACTGTGGCAGGCTCAAAATAAAGCGTACAGGCACATAGAGCCAATGACCTATTTGACTTTGTAAACTAGCTATAGGCATATCTGCCGATAAATCGTTTTGATAATCAGTCTGAGTCAGTCCTGCTGCTGCGTAGACATTAGTATAAGCGTCTTCATTATTAGAAATAAAGTCACTAAGTTTTCTAACAGCTCTGCAAGAGTATTCGTCATCGGGCAATGCTAGTGTAGAGAACGGAGCAGCAAATACATAAGTTCCTGAAGACCCAACAGGTGGAATAATGTATAGAGGAGTAGCCATAATTAGTAAGTAGATTTAACTGCCATTAAATAGTCAATATTATTTAATGTAGATCCTAAAAATAACACACCATTTCTATAGATTCTTCTAAAACCTGTAGGAATTGCAGTCAAATCTGTCATAGTTTCTGCAATAATTAACATTTGCTCTAAAAGATTTGACCACTGCTGAGTAGTTGGAGTCATTCTATTAAAATCTAAACTATTAGACGACTGAGGAATGTAGTCTGGAAATATAGCTTCGATATTTGTACTTCCGGATACATTGTTTTGACCATTTACTACTAGTAATGTAATATACTTATAGTAATGAGCCATGACGGTAATATTTTGTTGGACAAACGACGCCGGATAAAAAGGTACTTTAGCAACTGCAAAATTAATATCAGTCTGAGGGTTTGTCATAGTAGCATACAGACCTGTAATAGTCGTTGCTTGAGGTATGGCATATTTATCCCAGCGAGGAATAATTATAAATTCAGTTTGCTTATAAATATCTGGAAAAATTGCTTGCCAATTAGCTATTGTATTAGCTGTGTTATTTGCAATATAAGCTTGTATAGCTTCTTTAACACTATCGATATTGTTTCCTGCTTGACCGTATATTACAGCAGTCCAAGTAGTAGGTATTGGATTATTTCCAATAATTGGAGAGTAGTAGTTAAATGTATAGGCTTCTATTGCTGTTTCAGGATAGATACCTTTTGCAGTTTGAATAGATGCAATATATGCTGAAGGAGTCACAGCAGAAACTGCTGTTTGAACTACACCAATTGTTTGAAAAAATGTATCTATTGGAGTAATTGGCGGCACTACGACTATTTGGTATAAATCGTATTCTTGCTGAAAAGACTGATCGCAAAGCCAGATTTTAATCTGACTACCATCTGGTGCGTATGTATAGGAAATCCATTCAGGTAGTGTAGCCGCTCCAGTTTCTGTAATGAAAGAACCTATTTGAATATTAGTTGCAATATTAGCATTGTTAGCTGTTAGCGTATCAATGAAATTTTGAGCTACAAAAGGCAGTGGATTAGCCGAAGAATAAGCTAACGACTGAGATGCTAAATTAATAGATAAATCAGTAATGTACTGCGGCACTGGAACCTGTAAGTTATTTCCAGGATATACACAGTTAAAACTTACCAATCTAAAACCAGTTAGAGTAGATGAAAAAGACTCTGAAATGGTTGTAGAATAACTTAAAGACAAAGGAGAGAGTTCTCCTAATTGAGAAACAGTAGAAGGATTTTGATTAATTAAAGATTGAATCTCTACAAAACATCTAAGATTGACTGGATTAGTAGACCCGCCACTAGATCCCGAACTAACATAAAGAGCCATAATTTGATCCTTTTATAGCAAATCGTCTAGAATATATAGATCAAAAGATTTAAAAGAAAAGGATATAAACTAATATGTTTGAAGCACTTCTACAATTTATTAAAGAACTTTTATTTAAAAATGAAACGATAGATATAAGAAATAAAAATTTTAATTTACTGGCTGTATTAATTCGTCTTTTTGTAATAGGCTCGTTTGCTCTGAATTACTACCTTATTAATCATTTTATAAAACTTGCACACAGACACTATACTTTAGAAATAGAAATCTCAAAGTTGGAAACAATCCACAAGGAATGTACTATAGACTATCCTAAAATAGATAAAAATTAGTGACAGCAGAAATTCTTTGGCAGTAAATATAAACAAATTACAATTCCTAACCTAAAAGTACCATGACAAATAAGTTTTCAGGAGCAGTAATATACACGGATGGATCAGCAAAACCTAATCCTGGAAATACAGGGTGGGGAGTACACGGATACTTTTATCAAAAATTAGTATCCGGTAAAAAAATTGTAATAGCCAAACACCATATTGGAACTAGTTACGGATATATACACCAAAACGAAGTCGGTCAAAATCCTAGAGCAGTTCCAATTGATCCTATTTTGTATATTGACGGTTTTGGATCTGGAGATAAAACAGGGTCTAACAACGCAGCAGAAATCGACGCGCTTTACTACTCTTTAGTAAAAATCAATAGTGATTTTATTATCGATTCTCTACAAGTCTTTACTGACAGTGAATATTTAAGAAAAGGAATAGTTGAGTGGAGAGCTATTTGGGAAATTAACGACTTTAAAAGGCAGGACGGAACTCCTTTATCTAACAAAGATAAATGGGTGAGACTCTTTAAAGAAATTGATTTACTTCTAAGTAAAGATGTAGACTTCTCTGTAGATTGGGTTAAAGGGCATAATGACATCTACGGCAATGTAGTGGCCGATAGACTAGCTACATTAGCTATGCTCTATACCACAAATAATGAACAACGAATTGAGTTCAACATATGCCCTCATAAAGACTATTGGAAAGTAGAAATAGACAGGCATCCTTTTTTAGATTTCTCCAGGCTCTACTTTAATAGTCAAAGCAAATATAATATTACTGGCAATTATTTATTAGCAGATCCAGGTAAAGATGAACTAATGATTGGTAAAAGAATTCCAGATACCAGTTATTGTGTTTTAAAAATAAACGATGGCGATCACGTTATAGAGACTATTAAGAAAAAACAGTTTGAGGTCTCTAATGATTTAAATTCTATTATGCTACTTAGATTAGATAGAGTTTATCAGCCAGATGTTTACAAATTCATATCAATGCATGGAGACCGAGTATTATACCCATGTGGTAGAAATAACGTATCTTTAAATTTTATTGATCAAAAACCAATTACAGTTGAGATGAACCCAACTGGACTGTCTATTAGAGCTATTGAAGCATTAGTCTTTTTAGAAGATCTCTTAAAAATCTATTTAGATCTAAAAGAAAATCCAAACCAAACTACAGGACGTATACTTTCTCTAGAAAATATTACTCATTTTTTCTATGAGAAAAGTAAAGATAAGAAAAATCAGGAAGTTACTCGTCTAAAATCTATCATAGATCAGAATACAGAATTAATTAAAATACCTATACAAGTTATAAATGCAGAAGGTAAAATAATAGAGAAGAAAATACCTATCGTTCTTGGTTCCGATATCCTAAAGAGAAATGGACTGAAGAAGATTGAAAATATGAATCCTATGATAACACTACTTACTTGGCATGAATCTCCGACATCCCTTAGGTATGCAACAGTGATACAAACACATGACGCAACCGGAATATGGTCGAACTTTTACGCGGACAGACTCTTCTTTTAAACCAAGCTGCTACTCTTAAGGCCCTTTTATTATGCAAAGTATTACTTCTGACTCTTATATACCGCCTACTTGGGAGAATCTCTCTTTTTTTAGAAAAAAGATTTACACTTTTCTAAGTGATATGGTTCCACGTAGAATAAAACGTCTCATATTTTCAGCATCGTTTTATGGTATGATTGAGAAAAAGGATACAGAACATAAAACAAATATTGGTAAGAAAATTAAAGGTTTCTTTTTCATAGCACCAGAAGACAAAAAAATAGTAGAAAAAATTAATGCAGAACTAAAGCTAGGAAAAGTTTCTGACAATTCATTAGTTTTTCCCATGGTAGTAAAATCTTTAATTTGGAAAAATTTAGAAGAAAACCCTTATTTCGAATTTAATCACATCAAGTATGATTTTAGAAATATAGATAAAATCAAAGAAGTCGATCCTGATTTAAATTATTTTACATTGTTCGTTATTTCTCAGATGCCCATTTGGCTAATTTACGGATCATACACTCTTATACACCACGATATCGTACACTTAGTTTCTACACTTTAAATTTACTTATAGAAAACCGACAAGCCTTATGACGGCTTGTCGGTTTTCTATATTGATTAGATTTTTTTATTTAAGAAATCAAATAAATCATTGATTACTTTTAAAATAACTGATATACGAAAATGTAAAAGAGATATAAACTCTATATATCTTGCAAGATTATAAGCACCTTGGGATAAGTTTAGAGCTGCTTGTCTGCTCACTTTAGACGTATCTTGCTTTTTCATTTGCTCGATTATAATGTCGAGCAAAGCTATAATTTTATTTAAAGATAATTCGATAGACTTTAAATCGTCGATATTATGTTTTTTCTCAATACTATTTACTACTTGTGAAATTGTTTCTAAGTCAGAAATGCGTGCTAAGACAGATTGCAGTTTTGAGCGAGATACTTTATTTGGAGAATTAAAGAACTTAGCTATTTCACCATTGCTCTCTAAAGTCCTTTGCTCCACGCGATTATAAAAGAAAGATAAATCCGTCGAAGAAATCTGATCATCCTTATTCGTAATAAACGACGATAAAACCATCTGATATTCTTTAATAAACTCATGTGCTTCTTTGTATGCTAGAGTTTGAATTTTCTCGAGAGTTTGAAGGTAGTCTAGAAAATATCCTTTAAACCCTTCTGGGGTTGTAACGAGACTTTGGGATAGGTTTACGTAGTTAAGATTTTTTAAATTATTTAAAACTCTTTTTTCTTTAGAAAAAGATATAAAAGAAAATGCTGTTACGAATCCTTCTTTTAAAGATTTAAATTGACTAACTAACTTTGGCAGTACTTGATTGAAGACATTTGTAGAATCTTCAGCCGTCAAATCTTCTAAACCTAAAGTTTTTAAATCTAAAAGTAAGCTAGTTGACGTGTTATCGTCAGCCATAAATTTTTTCATAGAGAGTCCTGGGAAACTAATTTATTTGTATCAAAAGATTAAACTGAAAAAAACAAGGATAAGCTACATTAATTGGTCAATAAATCTCTTTAAAACGGAACTAAAAATAATGAAAGATTCTGCTATATATAAACCTATGTTTGAATCTATCCCAAATGTAAAGATTTTAATTAACATAGGGGCTTTAATGGACATACCTACAGGAAGCTATTTAAAGGGCAAACACGGGGAGAGTATCCTCAATGGAGGGCTAGGCCTCATTACTGGAATTGCAGGTCGTGGAAACATGTTTAAATCCACTATCATGCATTACATGATGCTCAGTGCTGCGGATAAGATGAACCGAAACTATCCGGTGAGCATGTCAACCTATGATACTGAAATTAATATCCATGAATCTCATTTATCAGAATTTGTTAAACCTTTTAAGAGCTTTGATCCTTACGGCATTTTTACGAATCAACAGTGGCTTATTACTGATAAAACCATTTATTACGGAGATGAGTGGTTTGAAATTTTAAAAACCTTTTTACAAGAGAAAACAAAAAATAAAGACAAGTTACTTGTAGAGACACCATTTTTATCTAGAGATGGTAAAACTCTTCTTAAAATGATTCCACCCACTTTTAGTGAGATAGATTCTTTTAGTGAGTTTGAAACTTCAGACGTAGCAAAGATTCAAAATGAAAATCTTTTAGGTGAGGCTGGTGGCAATACTATTCATATGCGCCAAGGTTTAGCTAAAACAAGATTATTAATGGAGTTGCCCAATATTGCAGGATCTAGCAATCATTTTGTACTAACTACTGTACAGGTGGGTCAAGCTATCAATATTCAGTCTGGTCCTATTTCTTTGCCTCCTCCAAAGAAATTGCAGCATATGCGCAGTGGTGAGAAATTTAATGGAGTCACTGATAAATTTTTCTTTTTAACCAGTAATTTTTGGCAAGCTATTTCAGCAAATCCATTAATTAACCAAACTACAAAAGGTGTAGAGTATCCTAAAAATCAAGACGATACTGTGCAAGGAGATTATGATTTAAACATAGTCACTCTTAAACAGCTCAGAGGCAAGTCGGGTCCTTCAGGCTCTGTAGTTGAAATTATTGTATCGCAAAGAGAAGGAGTTCTGGCTTCTTTAACTGAATTTCACTATATTAAATCACAAGACCGATATGGTATTTCAGGCACTTTGCAGCATTACAATCTAGATCTTATGCCCGAAGTAAAGCTATCTAGAACAACAGTTCGCAGTAAAATTGATAGCGATCCAGCATTACAAAGAGCTCTTAACATTACCGCAGAGATGTGTCAGATTAAACAATATTGGAGAGATTTGCCAGAAGGAATTTTGTGCACTCCTGCAGAACTGTATAATGATTTAAAAGCGCTAGGATATGACTGGAATGTTTTACTAGCTACAAGAGGTTGGTGGACAGTAGATAATGATAAAACTGATATACCTTTTTTAAGCACGATGGATCTTTTGCTAATGAGAAAAGGTCAGTATAAACCCTACTGGATGAAGTAACTATAGGAGTAATCATGAATTACGATCAAAAACACATTGAATCTTTTAACAGCTTTTTAGAACCTAGACAAGAAGGCGATATTGACTTAGTCGAGCATGTAAGTCAAGTACTTATGAAATACGGCTTGAAAGAAAATCTTGAAAATTTCTATTATACAGATGGTTATATTATTCAGGCTAAGAATAAGAGACCTGAGATTCAAAGATATCTAATTAACATTTATCTAACCCTACAACTAATGAAGTCTAAAAAGAGTTCATTAGAATGCAGGT